TAATCTGCTCGTTGATAAAGGTTGATAATGGTGATTCATAGTAATAAGAAATATAACTCTTATTCTCTACGTGAACCAAATCACCATGCACCCACTCGCAGTTGTCTATCCGCTTACCTCTGAAAAGTATTTCTCTCATTCCTTCTCCTCCAATATAACAACGCCAAATATAACGCCTACAAAAACGCCAATAATAAATCCTATCATGTTGTGTTCTCCTTTCCTCTCTCCGCACCGCTTCGGCAAAGCGACAGCGCGTTTACTGCCGCTTGCCAAGGTGATAAATGAAAGAAAGGAAATTCCGAGGCTTGTCGCCTCGCCAAAACGGTGCGGTTATAACTTTAATTTTTGTTCATCTGCATTTATCAAACATCGTCCAACGTATTGATTTTTTCAAGCTCATCAATATCATATGAGCTATTTGCTTTAGCCTTGCCTGAATAATTTCCCTCAATGATTTTGACAGCATTTGACGGCTGAATTATCCAATCGAATGTAGCTCGCCACTGTCCGCTCCTTCCTGTTAAAAAATCAGAATTTTCTATTTTTTTCAAAAATTCAATTGGTGTACATCCTGATTTTTCTAATGTTGTTAAAAGCGTTTTGATATGCGCCACCCTTACTTTTGTTAGCAACCTGACTTCCGGCAATGAAACACAAATCACATTGAAAAGAAGTTTGAACTCTTCGACTCTATCTTTTATATTTTGTTTATTAATATTTTTATTATTAATATTTTGTTTTTTATTATTATATTGCATGCGATTTTCAACCGATTGATTTTCAAGAGGTTGATTTTCTACCCCTTGTTTTTCTATCTCTTGTTTTTCTATAGGTTGATTATCACCTACTTGATTTTGGGGATATTCGTACACGTTGTAAACGTATTCAATCCTGCCGGAGCTTGACTTGTCAGGATAGAATTTTTCTATAATCAGATAGCCAAAATCCTGTAACTCTGCCAATGCTGATTTTATGCTTGTAACTGATTCTTTGTTGATAGCCGCAAGCCCTGCGATTGAGTAATCCCAATCATCAGGGAGCGACAACATTTCAGATAAAAGCCCTTTTGCCTTGAGCGACATCTGTTTTTCACGGAAATGCCGATTGCTCATTACAACATAATCACTGGTTTTGTTTACCCTAAAAATCATAGTCCACCTCAGAATGGCAAATCTTCATCAGCCAACCCTGACAACTCAGCCCATGGGTCAGGCTGTGGCGTCTGCACTTCCTTGCTTTGCTCCGATGGTTTATTCTCCTGTTTCGCGCCGCAAAAATCAATGTTATTGATTAACACCTCGCAGCCCTCTCTTTTTATTCCGTCATCACCTTCCCATTGGTTTATTCTCAGGCTGCCTTGTATAAGAATTTCTTGCCCTTTGCTGAAATACTTGTTCAAAAATTCAGCTTGATTTTTAAAAGCCGTGCAGGTGATAAAATCCGTTCCGCTTTGTTTATCGCGCCTTGGTACGGCAAGCCTGATTCTGCACACCGACATTCCGCTTGATGTTGTAGATAACTCTGGATTTTTACACAATCTGCCTTTTAACACACATAAATTCGTCATTATTTACCTCCGTTCTGTGCCTTAATCTGCTTATAACAGTCGGTGCAAAGCCCTTTTGTCATATTGTATATTTCCCTCGGGCTGTAACTTACGCCGTTTTTGCCTATATTGCCCTGTATCGGATTTTTGCAGTTAAGGCATATAATTTCATTGCTTCTTGCTTTTGGCTCGTTCTCGGCTAATCTCTGCCCGTTCGAGCGCATTTTATAAACGATAACGCCTGTACGCTCGTTTACAATCGTCAAATCAGTAATGGCACCGTCCTGAATCTCTATTGAAGATACTACAAACTTATCGTAAGTTGTGTATTTGTTATTCTTCTGTGTAAGCTTGAATTTATCTGCCCCAATCCAGATAAACGGCGCAGTGTACAACTCTCTGCCGATCCCGATATTGAAGCACGCCCGCTTAAAGCTGTCGCTCGCCTGACCCTTCTCCTTCTCGGTGTAACTCTCGACTCCTACATCTTGTTTTGATATCCACTGCTGCTTTTCAGCGTCCCAGATCGACACCGTGCAATACAGGTTGCCGCCGATAACCTCGTGCTTGCGCTGCCACCCTGTTACACCAAATGTTTCATCAAGAATATTCATATCGACTCGCGCGTCCTTATACAATAGGAGCGTGAGCCCTTTTTCGTTTATCGTCGAAACGCGGCAATCAATTTCACTTGCCGTTAAAGGTCTGAATTTCATTTAATCACCTCATTTTATTGTAATGCTTTGGTTCGTCTGCAAGTGAGCACCTGCAATTTCCTTCCCTGCTTTTATGCTCTCTTTTATCAAAGTTTTGTTAGGCGTTTCCGACACCCTTGTTTTTAAGAACTCAGCAGGGATTTTTTGCGAATCGTCAATCACAACCTGTTGTGTTTCTCGCCGATATACCGTGTACGTTCCTGCGTTATATTTTGTCGTGTTCATCGAGCACAAACAATCGCCGAGCCGCAGATTTAACCTTTTGATGTTGTTTTCAATCGACTTTTTCTTTTCAGTCAGCCGCTCAATTTCGGATTCGATTTTCTGTAAATCGCCTGCAAGCTCATTTTCTACAACGCAGTAACCTTCTATTTTATCGGCTATGCCGATACCCTCTAAAGTATCGGCATAAACCTCTTCGTCTATTTCACCGCTCGTCATGAGCTCGTATAACTCTTTCTGAGCTTCTGTCATTTCATATAACGTCATGCCTCTTCCTCCTCAATATCGTAATGTCGTTTTAAACAATCCTTCGAACAAAATGCCGCTTTGCGGGTATAATAATATCTTGCTATTGCGGTAAAATAAGTAGTGCCTTTTCTTATTTTCTCGCCGCACTGGTCGCAATACAAATCAGGTTCAGCGTTCGGGCAAGTGGGTACACACGGGGTGCAACGACAAACATCACACATAATCAACACCCCACTTATCGGCTATCTTTTGGAGCTCAGAAAGTGCAGCCTTCGCCTCTGATAACTGTTCGCACTCTTTTTCTTCGGGGTACGGCTCGTATTCGTCAACCCGTGCAATAAAATTTTCTTCATCAAGATAGATTGTATAGCGTATTACGAGTGGCTCATCTTTGTCACATGCTCCGCTGTCCCAACCGTTAAGATAAATATCAACATCAACTGCTGCGACATGACCGCTAAATTTAACAAATACGGTCGGTTTCTTGCCGGTTGTGTCTTGCTTAGTGTCGTTTGGATTGATTGCCAACGCAAGGGTAAATATTTGCTTTACGATCTCCCTTGTTTCCTGTTGTTGTTCTTTTAAAACTTTCTTTTTCATGGTGTTATCTCCTTTCTTTTTTAAGGGTTTCCCCCTATATATAATTATATTATATTCTTGACTATTTGTCAATATTTATTTTGATTTTTAGCTTGACAATTTTATTTGTCTATGGTACTATATAAACACAACCACTTGTTTTATTAAACAAGTACTCCTTTCTTTTTACAACCTGCGGTTTGCTACACCGCAGGTTGTTTTTTTATTTCAAATATCCTTCTTTGCTCAAATAATAAATGATAAGGTTATAAATCCATTCTTTGCATTCACGGTGATTTTTACCGCTTTGCTCCCAACTTCGCAAGGCTCTTAATGGAACCCCTATTGTTTTTGAAAATTCAGCTTGTGTCATTCCACACATAACTCTTAATTTTTTTATATCCAATTTATCAGCCCTCCTTTGCTGTATCTTTAAGAATTTCAAGCACCTTCTTCACAGCATATTTGCCGTTTGAGTTTAAATGCCTTTGCCACGCAGAATATCTCGGTGACCAGCGAAACCCGTAGCCTTTCAACACATCCCTGACATCTGCCGAGGGTTTATCGTCAAAAATGAGCTGAATGCGCATTGCTTCGGTATTTTCAACGACTTTTAGCCCCTCTATCCCTGTTTCGATATCCTCCCCATGTGCAAAGTCTTTCGCTTCTTCAAGCTCTTTTATTCTCTGTTTCGCAGTTCTAATCTTTGCATTGTTGTTGGATAAACAATAAGAGGGGAACGGTACACCATACATGTTATCAATAGTGACGTTGTCATATTCTCCGTCGCCGTAGCCCTTCAAAGTGCCGTGCTTTCTGAAATAGGCGTTTACCGCCTTCATTGTCGCTTGCAGTTTTTCGGCTTTCTCAATCTTCGCTTTGAGCTTATCAATCGCGTCTGAATCGCTTGACTTGATTATGTTTGAAGAACTTGCAAGCTTTTTGATTTTTTCTTTGTAATCTTGCAGCTCGCCGTAAAGGGCGTAATGCTTGTCTAATGCGGCAACCTGTTTTTCTTTCTTTCGAACTGGAAAATTTGAGCCGCCTGCAATCATAATCGACGGGCAACGCATATCGATTGAAAACTGCTTGTTGTACCAGTCTGCAAGCCTTTGTGCATACCTGTCAGCCATATAAAGCCCTATTTCTTTTACTTCTTCCGGCAGTGACTCGGCGTAACTATACGCTTCATCCACTTTCGATTTATATTCCGCTGTTTTTGTACCGTGCTTGTACTCAAAAAATGAATACATCGCTTTTGCGTTTGCCGCCGCTTCCTCGTTAATTGTGTAATATTTCATGGTTACGCCTCCTTGAATTCTCCGTTTTCAAGTTTATAAAATGTGTTTTCTTTAATTACCACTCCGTCTATCTGTGCCGCCTTAACACAGATTGGGATATATTTTCTTTCTATATCGTTATACCCCCATTCGGTAAGAACTAACCAACTACCTTTCTTCCCCTTTGCTGTATTACATCTTCCAATTCCGGCAATAACTGCGCCATAGCCTGAACTCGCAAGCTTTGCGCCATTGCCTGAACTCGCAAGCTTTGCGTAATCGCCTGAACTCGCAAGCTTTGCGCCATTGCCTGAACTCGCAAGCTGTGCGTAATCGCCTGAACTTGCAAGCTTTGCGTAATCGCCTGAACTCGCAAGCTGTGCGTAACCGCCTGAACTCGCAAGCTTTGCGTAATCGCCTGAACTCGCAAGCTGTGCGTAATCGCCTGAACTTGCATGCTTTGCGTAATCGCCTGAACTCGCAAGCTGTGCGTGACCGCCTGAACTCGCAAGCTTTGCGTAATCGCCTGAACTCGCAAGCTGTGCGCCATTGCCTGAACTTGCAAGCTGTGCGCCATAGCCTGAGCTCGCAAGCTGTGCGCCATCGCCTGTTGACACTTTGCCGTCGTTCTTTTCAAGCGCAAAATCTATAGCCGCTTTTACAAATTCCTTTAACGACAATTTAAAGCCTATTTTTAATTTTTTAGTGCAATACTTTTTGCTGTCGTCTGTGTGGCATTCGTCCAACGCTTCGACTTGCGCGACTTCCACTACATTTCCATTGCTATCAATGAGTGGGTAATAGTCTAACACGTCAAACGGGTTTTTGCAAAAATGCATTCCCCTCCAGCATATAACCGCATTACTTTCCTCAAACACTGTATTTTCCGCGTACTGTTTGCCCTTGCAAACTAATCCTTTACCAAATGCCTTAAAACCTTTCATTTCTTTATCCTTTCTCCCCGTGTAGCCGATAGGTCAGCGTGTTATTATGCAAGCTCTATGTTATCTACTGACGTCCAGTAGACATTGTCGTCTTTATCGCGTATTCCTACACGAACCTTTGTATAGATACCCCAAGGGCCTCCATATTTGCTGTAATCTGTCATGCCCATCCAGAAGCATTCTCCTGATGTGCCTATCGGCACTTTACGCCCTTTGACCACCTTAACGGTCTTGTGATAGAATTTAATCACGTCCGCGATAATCTTACAGGTGCGAAGGTCATCACGGCAAGCACAGTGAATACTCAGTTCTCTCAAATCCTCGTCTGACATAGTCCTCAGCTCTTTCATTGTCATTGAATAAATCCCTCCTTGATGATATAAGCAGCATTTACTTCAATTAAATTTTTATAACTCTGCCGTCTGGTAACATCTCCGCTTTGAGAATCTTTTCCCCTGTAGTCCTGTCGAAATACACAACGCTCTGTACCCCGTGATTTCTCATAAATGCATTATAATGCGTATTGTTTACGATGAACCTGTTGTTGTAGCTATCAACTGCAATGTATTTACCTTCGTTTTTCATAATTATCCACCTTTCTTTATCTTGTGTGCGGCTGTTACGCCGCCCTGTTTTGTTTATTTTAGATTTTCAATAATTATTTTTGCAAAGTGTTTCATTTCTTGCTTTGCGGCTTTTTGCTCATGAGCTGTTTTGAAAATCATATTAGCTTGAATGTCGGAAATGTGCTCTAATATACTCATTAATTCGTTGTCGGCGGCTAAAGTTAAAATCTGTTTTTGTGTCATGTTGTAAACTTCCTTTCTTTTTGAGGTTTCCCTCTCTTTATTACATTTATAATATAACACTATGTGACACATTCGTCAATATTTTTTTCAAAATTTTTTGAATTTTTTTACGAAAAAAGGCAGGTGCTTGACCTGCCTTTTCGTTCATTCAAACCGCCGTAATGTGTTGGCGTATAGCCTCGGGTTCAAGGCTTTTAATGCTTCCATCAATTCATCTAAAACGCTGATTACTTTGCTTATATCGTGCCCTTTGATTTTCTGCAAAAATTCGCTTTCCCCAACATCAATATTTGTACTTTGAAATTGTGTGCTAAATTCGTTTTTAAAATCTTCTTCCGGGTAAAGAGAATTAAGCAAAATGTAAAAGGTTGCAAGCTTCTGACATTTTGAATAAGTGTCTGGAAGTCTTGACACATCATCAATAGCCTTGAGTAATTCTTCTTTAGTCGGCATTATTTCTCGGCGTTGTTTTTCAACATCTCTGCCGCCTGCCTGAGCACTGACCTTTCGGTTTCGTTCTCGGCGTACTGCATTAACTCTTTGATTTCTGCCGCCATATCCTTTTTAGCTTCATCACGTGAATAACGGTAGGAATAGTCATAACCGCCGCCACGGTTACCCATGTGACGACCGTAACTATTGCCGCTGTCACGGCTGTATCTGCCGCGGCTATCTCTCTTTGCGTTACTCATACCGTCGGCGTATGAATAGTCGCCGTTCTCCATCTCCATAAGGATAGTTGCTTTATAAACACCGCTAATTGCTTCTTTTGCAAGTCTGAGGTCATCGGCGTTAAATCTCTGCTTACCCTCCACAATCTCCGCGAGAGCTTCGCAGAACTTTTCTTTAGCTTCTTCATACAATCTGTAGCTCATTTTCTTCACCTCGCTTTATGCAATTCTCGTTACTGTTAAGTTGGCATTTTGAACCAGAATAGTCGGGGCTGGCGTTGTATCAGGCGTTGCGCTCTCGGATGTATTTTCTACCGAGATGTTAAAGCAGCATCCTTTGGGAACGGTTATAATCGCAGTTGATGTAACATTCCCGAAACCTACACTTGTTGCGGGGTCTTCCGCTGTAACTGTGGGCTGATAGATTGCTTTACTTGTCAAAATCGGTTCACCGTCAAGAGCTATTGCAACAGACAAAGGCGAACCAACTGTACCGCCGTCGGGAAGGGCGATGTTGCCGTTAAATGTGACCTGATAGCGCGCAAAGCAGTTGTTGCCGCAGACCTTACCTCTCAATACCAGAATACCACTTTGTTCTCTGTGGTATACAAACCCTTTGTTGCACGGAATTACAGTGTTTAAAATGATGGGAGCGCCCGCATTCACGCTCTGTGCAGGGTTATAGGCATATTCAGCCATTCTGTTACCTCCTTAACCTACACCACAGCCGCAATTACAACCGCAATTGTTCTGCGTAGGGCAACAGTTAGGATTCTGAACTACATACGCAGGAATCGGTGCAGGGTTCAGATACTGCTCAAGCGCCTGAGTTTGCGCCGCATTGTTGGCAAGAATCTGAGCAGTCTGCGCGGTCTGAGAAGCCGCAAGATTCTGCATGTTGAGCTGAGTTCTGAGATTTGCGATCGTCTCGTTTTTAGCGTCAAGTTCCTGCTGACAAAGCTTATCAAGAATAGCCTGCGTCTGAGCTGTATTGCTTGCAATGATGTCACGAACGCCATCGGAAAGAGCCTGACGGTCTGCGCAGTTTTCAGTTGCTACGGTGTATTTGAGGTCTCCGATTGCCTGTTTAGTGTCGCAACAACACTTCTGACGGTTCATTTCGTTCTGCATAAGTGTAGACTGTAAGAGATTTACACCACTGTTAATAGTGCCTGTTACGCCGTTAAAGCCCTGCATTGCGCCTATCTGTGACTGAGTGATTGCATTCTGCAATGTCGCAGTCTGGTTACACTGACCTGTTGTCAGGTTGTTGATTCCCGACATAATAGCTGACTGGTCAAAGCCTCTCTGAATGTCGGCATTTGTACCAATATAGGGGATAGCGCCGTTGTTGCCGCCACCGTTGCCGCCCCAGCCGCCGTAATTCCAGCCGTTGTTGGCTCCAAAGAGGAACAGCACGAGCAGCCAAAATGCGCCGCCGTCGCCAAATCCTCCATCATTTCTGTTGTTGCCTGTCACTGCGGCGATGTCCGCAGGTGTCATGCCTTCACTTGTGATTGACATATGTTTTCTCCTTTAAAATTTATTTTCAAAACCTCGCGAGTTGTTTTGACTTATTTTATAAGGCTCTGGAACTGTTGAGCCATTTGCTGATACTGGTTAAACTGAGCTTGTGTCATTTGTCCGTTGTTCAACATTTTCATTACCTCAGCTTTCGGGTCGCCGTGGAAACTATTTTTGAATTGCTGGAACTGTTTTAACATCGCCATGGCATTTCCCATCGGCGTGTTAACTGGAATTTGCGCTGAATTGTTAAGAAGGTTAAACAGTGGATTTGCCATTTGACTTCTTCTCCTTTGTGGTAGTCTTAATCATTGATTTTAATTCTTCGAGCCTTTCGTCAAATTCCAAATGCGTAACAAAACTCTGCTCAGGATGTTGCGCCGGCACTGGATTTGTGTTGCGTTCCGAATAATCGAAAATCCTCAGCGGTTGCGGCATTCCTGCGTTGTCCGCTGATTTGATATAAAATGCGCTCTGCTCGCTGTCCATCAAAAGCACTGACTGATTCGGTGCTACGGGATACCCCTTCGCCGCCTGTTCGCCCTGCACCCAGATTATGCCATTATTTTGAGGTTGAGCCTGCTGTTGCGGAACATTCTGCTGTATCTGCGGAACTGTCTGCTGATACTGTGGAATAATCGCAGGATAATAACCTTGCGGAAACATGTAATTATTATATGCCATTTTTAGTCACCTTTCTTGAATCCGTAAATCGGGACTTCACTGCCTGAGTCCCACGTGTCGTAGTAGTCGCCGTTAATAACGCAAACTGCATGACGTTCTGTACCAAGTACAAATGTACCGTTTGGGTTATCTTTGCAGAAATCCTTGATTCTGTAGCAAAAGGGGCAAGTATTTGGTATAGAAATGTACTCATAATTTCTATCATTCAGAAATCTGCCCCATACATTATTCCGTATTGGCAAATCAGCATAAATTAAACCATATATAGATAAGTCAAGATAGATCTTATCCCAGCTTGCATTTTCAGCTATAGCGATAGCCCTTATTACACAATCGTCGGTTCTCAGGTGGTACGGATTCGGGTTACATTTAATAAACATCTTATTTGTATTCTCTTAAAGTATAAATATACTTTACATTTTACCCCGTGAGTTCTTCAAAAGTTGCTTTACCGGCTATGCCGTCGACATATAAGTCTCTCACCGTCTGGAAGGTTTTGACCGATTCCTCGGTTCTACCGCCGAAATCGCCGTCGAAGCCGCCCGTGTCGTAGCCCATGCAGATCAGAAAGCCCTGCAGCACCTTGACGTAATCGCCGTAGGCTCCGCGCTCGAGGTTGACCACTGCTTTTCTCGTCAATCTTCCGTAGATGCCGTCGACCTCCAGATCAGCGCCGTAATCGCGGTTGAGAACGGTCTGCAGCGCCATGACAAGAGCCGCGCGCGTCTGAGGACCGTACACGCCGTCGATGTAAATATCAAAGCCGAAATGACTGTTGAGCCACTGCTGGATTTCATAGACGTTTTTATCGCCGTAGACCGCCTCGGTGACAGTCGCCGCGGTGTCCTCTTCCCCGCCGTCGGCGTAGTTCGGACGGCAGCAGGCGGAAATATCCGAGCGGCTGCGCGTCTTGATCTGAAAATCGTCGCACTCAATACCGCCGTTATTCGCGCCAATGCTCAAAATGGTATCATCAAAAACCTTGAGGCAGAGCTCTACGTGCTCAAAGCACATATATCCGAGATTGTTAAGCGGTGAAACCGACGTTTTGCTGTGGCTCCATGAAAATACGACAATGTCGCCGGGCTTTACCTCGGACGGCTTGTGGAGCTGTCCTGCTTTGTAAAAATTCAGCGCGATTGAGCCGCAATCCGCGACCTTGCCCCCGGGGATGAGGCTTCCTGCGTTGAGTATCTTGAAAAACAAATACATTATACCGGCGCAACAGCAGGCGATTTCATTGATGTCCGTATCAAAGCCGCCGTACCATTTCATGATGTCGCATTCGTCGGGATCTTCGTCTTTACCGACAAGACCTCGCGCTGCACTCATTGCCTGCTCTGCCGTTATGCCGCTGACTTTCGGCTTGTCAGGAGTCTTGCCGGAGCCGCTCCAGCCATTCTTGCCACTATCCTTGATAATCGTCGGATAGTCTTTATAGCACAGATTTTTGTCGATCACTCCGACGCCGGGGATACTGTTTCCATCAATCAGGTTGGTCTCGCCGCCGTACTGCCACATGCTGAGATTGTCACCCTTGTAGCCGCATTCTCTCGCCCAATGTGGGAACCAGATATCATGGCTGTTCCACACCGCAGAAGAAATGAGGTTGTCCTTTTCCTCAAAACCGGCATAAATCATCGGATAATATCCCGCTTTCGCAATTCCTTCGAGGAAAATCTTGCAGGCTCTCGTCACGTTGGTACGGTTCCAGCCGCCGTGACGCGCTTTGTATCCGTCTGCATCCTCCATGTCGAACGCAACAGGGAGCGTCGGCTTCTTGCCCTTGAGCAAGCGGAGGACGTGCTCCAGCTCGCTTTTAGCGCTTGCCTCGGAACAGGCGTAGGAATAGAAGTACGCACCCCACGGCATGTTTGCCGCCTCGGCTTTGCGGACGTTTTCCTCCCAGAAGGTGTCGTCCTGCTCAGGAATGTTCTCACCGAAGCCGCAGCGGATCATGACGAAATCATAACCCGCCGCCTTGATTTTCCCGAAATCGACCTTGCCGTTGTTGGATGAAATATCGACGCCTTTTTTGTTGATGATGTTCATGGTCAATCCTCCTTCATCACGACGCGGGTTTCGAATTTCTTGTACGCGTCGAGGTATGCCTCTTTTTTGTCGCCGTTATAGGTGATCTCATAGTACATGCCGTCCGTTAGCGTCGTGCTCAGCAGCGCCTTGTGGTTCTGAAGAATTTTACAACTCCACACAACAAACACATCAAACGGAGGTACCGTGTCGGTCTTGTCCATATGCTCGACCGCGTAATCATGCACGATCTGCTTACTCTGTTCAATAAATTCTTTGTTTCCTAACATGTTCATTCCTCCGAATCCTTGTCTTTTTGATAATGCTTGCCCTGTTCCTCAACCTTACTCTTTAACGTCTTGATCATGCTTGTCAAAAACGACGGCAGCGGCACGCCCATCTCGCCGAGGTTCTCCAAAATTGAAATCAATTCATTGATAATCAGCCAGACGGTTATAATCATACCGAAACAATAATTGATCTGCAAGCTGATGCCGATGGAAACCAGCGCCGAGCTTATCAGGTAATCAACCACCATACCGACCGCGACCAGCGCCAAATAGCAGACCTTTTTGACAATACCGATCACGCCGACGCGGCTGTTGAGCTGCTTTGTGTAGCTTGCCGCCGTCATGCCGGTGACATAATCAATCAGCATGGCCGCGACCAGCACGACCAGCGGCACGGCTAAAACGTTAAAATATGCCGCCAGAGCACCGACGGCTCCGGCGAAAAGAATGTGAATCAAATCTTTCATGCTTTATTTACATCTCCTCATTAATCGTCAATACAGTTTGGTACGCGTCAAAAACGCCGACAAACGTCCAGTGCATGTAGCCCGTGACGGCGCTTGTGCCGCCTGTCCACCTAAAGGAGCGCAGCGTCTTGGTGGTGTCGTCGTAGTCGATGTCGGACATATATGCCATGATGTCTGACCGCGCCGTATAGCCGTCCGACCAGTTTGCCAATGTTGCGCGCACCAATCTTGTGTCCGTCGCGTTTTGGACGTGCATCGAGATACCGCCGGAGGTGCCCTTCCAGATGTCGCCGTAGAGGTGCACCACATCGCCCGGCTCTACCTTGATGTAGCCGACCGCGAACTTGTTCGGGATGCCCGAAATTTCGCCGTTGTCCTCGGTGTTGCTCGTAGTCCAGCGGTAGCCCTGCTTGTAGCCGGTGCCGTTGTAGAGCGCCGTGCCGCCGATGGCGTCGGTTGCAAATAGAATTTGGTTAGTGTACTGCGCCGCGGCAGTCGCAGTGATGGTCAGCGCACCGGTCACCTGCTCAATGTGAATAACGCCGTTCTGATAGCAGTCCGCCGTCACGTCAACGCCGCCCATCGTGACCGCAACGCTCGCGCCGGCGAGGGAATAACCGCTGTCGGCGCTGAGGGTCGCCGTGTAAGGCTGATACATCTCGGTTGACTGCGCCGCATTGTCAATGGTTATGCGCGTGAGCGCCTGACCGACCGCGACCGTGCCGTAGGGATTCACCAGCGCTTGCGGCGTGCCGTTTATCATGGCGGCACGAAAAGCGTTGATTGTTGCGACCGGTATTCCCAACGTGACTGTCCATGCAAAGACCCTGTCGCGGATAGTGTCGCCCGGATAATCCCGAAACGCCGTTATCAAGCCCTGCCATTCGCTTTCGTTTCTGCGGCGCGCCTGCGCGTCGGTGGCAACGCCCGAAAAAAAACTTGTCAGCTCATAGTCCTTGTCGATGTCGCTCTGCGAAACGCCGAGCAGGGCTTCGAGCCACATAGATAGTGTGCCGGTCCTGTCGGCGCCGCCTGCGCAGTGAAAATACAGAGGGATTCCGTTCAGAACGCAGTCAAACACGCATTCAAGGATCGCACGGCATTTTGCGCTGTCTCTTATCGCGTACCATGCGCCGTCGATGTGCGTCCAGTCCACGTCGCTGCCGATCAGCGAAAAGTCGCGTTCCAGCTCGTTTGCGTAGCGCAGGTCGAGCTCGTGCTGTATGCCGAGCAGGTCGTGCAGCACCGTCTTGTCGTAGGCGTTGACACTGCCGCTGATAAACAGCCGGCTGCCGCGGAAGAGCTTGCCGTAGCGCACCGTGCCACCGTCGCAAGCCCAGCCGCCGAGGTCGCGGACGTTCGACGCGTCATTCAGTTTGAGCATGCGCAGGGCGCCGCCCGGTCGGAGCGTGCCGACCGCGCCGATGCGGTCGTCTTGGGTCAAAAAGACGAACGCGCCCGTGGTGTTCGGCGTGATATTGTAGAGCGTATTGTTTCCTGCGCTGACCGTCAGCACGGCACATCTGCCGCTGTCGAGCAGGACCACCCTGCCGTTTTCGGGGGCTGAAAACGTGCCGCCGAGGGGCTTGTCGTTGCCGCTTGCGCCAACATATGCCGCGATACGGCTCACGGTATAATCGGCAGGGTCGTAGGTCACCTCGTCCACAAACGCGCCTGCGGCGGCGTTGCGCTGCGCATAAACAAGCGTTTCAGCCGGCACGCCCGTTGTGATCGCCGCTATCGCCGCCGGCATCTGACTGACGGTGTAGGTGTTCTGCGTGCCGTTTTTGGCGCGGATCGCGGCGGCTATCGCCTGCACATCCGCTTCATTATAGAACTTCTGTCCCATCAGTACGCCACCCCGTTTCCGTTCAAGCCGTCCATCGCGATCTGCGCGATCGCCTGCCTGTCGGCGGCAGTGAGGGCGTAGTTACTGCCTGCCGGTCCCTGCGGTCCGAAACCCGTTGCGGTCGGTACATACAGCAAGCGACCGCCGATAACGAAATGCCGAGTGCCGGGCGGATCGGCACAACGCCAACAGAAACCGCCCGCATCAGCAAAGTCATTCCACTTACCGCCCAATAGAGCAATACGGTAACCATTCAGGTTGGGTGTACACCAATAGTTATCACCAACAGGAAGTGAACTGTTTCCGGTTGTTTCTGAGGGCATGAACAACCAGTCAAATTCTTCATCACCATAACCAAATGCGGAAACATAACCGTTACCATTGGAAATGGTGAATCCTGCTGACTGATAATTTCCATCGTGCTTGCTTTCACTGAAGCTGAAATCATCACAAATGAACACCTGACCACCGCCCATGTGACCATCACCCCAAAGGTTGATGCCGTTGGTATGCTTCCAGATGTTGCCCCAAGGATTTTCAACACCTCTGTAACTGATAGACAGTTTGCTGCTTGTTGTGTTGACAGTTTCCGTTCCAGCTGATTCAGCAATGGTTTCTGTTGCTTGTCCTGTTCCATTGCCAAGGTTTGCTGTTGAACCAGTTAAAGATGAAGCATTGTCTGCACCTGATGCACCTGACTGTCTAACAACACCCTGACCAATAGCCGCCTGTGTGTTGAACCTTCCCAGTTCAATAATCATCAGAAGTCGGTTTGCACTTTCAGCCTTGATGGTGTTCAGATGCCAGCCGGAACCAATATTGTTTGCCATTGTTTCAAACTGTGTTTTGCTTCCAACACCGCCAAGCTTGCCGCTGATCGGCTTTTTGCCCGATACCGAGCAGAGCAGGTCGCCGCTCGCGTAGCTGATGCTGTCAACGCCGTCGTTGACGTAAGCCGATTCAGATACATCGTACATGCTGCCCTCATACGCCGAGAGGAGCACATAGTCGACCTCATTGCCGTTCGCGTCGTAAAAGAGCGGATGGAGCTTGAAGCCGGGATGCGGATTCGCGGTAACGTAGTAATTCGCCTTGCGGATATGATAGCCTATTCCGGAAGCCTGTTTTTCGAGCTTGAGCGGCACCATGCAGTAGTAGAATTTCGGCTGATACACCATGACCTGACCATTGGAGCCATCTTCGACATAATCCTGTTCTCCGTAGTAGGCATTAATCGTTCCATCATTAGAAACACAGCACCTGCGTCTGCCACCGTACATCGTGAAAGCATTGAAATCCTGACCTGCCGTCAGTCCGACTGCCGCGCCGAGCCTTGTAAATACCTTGTTCTCAAAATCGGCATGCAAGCCGAGGATATCGCCGTCGGTGTAGCCGATATAAGCTTTGAGGTCGGCGATGTCGGCGTTTGTGTCCGAGAAAAAAGTGTCTGTCTGCGTTTTGGTGTACGCGTCTGTGATGCCGTACCCTGCAAGCGTTGTCGCCTTGTCGGCTTTTCCGCTTATGTCCACCATTCCCGCAATGTCTGCCTTGTCCTGCTCGGTCAAAACATAATCGTTGCCGGGGTCGCCCTTCTCTCCCTTCTCACCCGTAGCGGCAGGCAGCTGCGCAAAGTCAAACAGCACATGTCTTTCGCCGTCTCTATCATCATAGATCAGCCTGTAATTGCTGCCGTTTGCTGTGAAATACTGCTCAAAATACAGTTGCGGAAAAAAGGCGCTGTTACCCTGAAAAATCCAATCTATGTTTTCAGCGGTTGTATCTTCCGCGTCGTTCAGCGCGTTACGCACAGCCTCAGTCGTCGGCACCTTGTCAGTGCTGCCCTCGCCGACGCTCTGCGCAACCGTGACCCCCGACCGTTTCAGCGCCCCGTTATCGTCCAGCGCAGCCAGCTCGCCGTCGGTTCCTGCCGCAGCCTTGTCCGCCTTTCCGTCCAGCGCATTTTTCACCGCCGCCGTCGTCGGCACCCTGCTGTTGCTGCCCTCGCCGATGCTTTGTATAACCGAAACGCCAGACCGTATCGGCGACCCGTTACCGTCCAGCGCCGCCAGCTCTCCGGCGGAGCCTGCGGCAGCCTTGTTTGCCTTACCCAGCAGTGCCGTGTTGATGTCTGAAATATCATCATCAATTCTGTCAATCTCACCATCGAGCCTGTCTTTAAGGTCGGGATAATCACCCCGGGCGGCGGCGATCTCTCTGACCACCTCGGCGTATGATCCGAGCGAGTCATTGTCAATTTGCGCTTCCTCCGCAATATTCGGAGTCACCCTTACTTGTATTGGAAACGGAATTGCTAAAACCTTTGTACCCTCAGTGACAGTTACCTGTACATCAAGATTACCGTGCCGCTGTAAGTCCTCCAACGGCACGGTTATGATACTGCCTGAAATAGTACAGTTAACACTATCATTTACAAGCACGTTATCTGTCACAAGCGATGCCGTTGCGGTTGCAGTATTACTAAGTGCAATAACATTGCCGTTTTGATACAACGTTATTTCAAGGTATCTCACGTTTGAATCCAAAACGCTTGCCACATACACGTTATACGGTATAATTGGATTGTTCACGTCAACACTTACGGCATATGTTATATTATTCATAGCTTTACCTCCTTTTCTTTGAAATCATATCTTGCAAAGTTAGCGGCTTGTTATCAAGCTCGATTTTTACGATCTTTTCGTTCAGCGCGTCGAACGTTACCCCGTTGACTTTTGATAAAATTTCCCTACCGCTTTCAGTCACAAGAACAACAGGGTCGTATAGACCAAGCCCCTGCACTGTTTTTGACTCATAATTTAACTCGGCTGTTACTGCAATTTCATAACCTCTTGCGTGGTATTTTCCGCGGTAGTATACACCTGAGAACACTGTGTTGATTTGATCAAACGCGTCCTTCATCCCGCTGCCTGTATTAGTATCAACACTTAATTCAGGCAAATGTTCTGACACGTCAACAGCCCTTAAGCGTGGGTATTTGTGAGCTTCAACCGTGTTCAAAAAAACCGGTGTCCCTCCGAGATAGAATTCAGCTTCGCCGGACGTTCTAACTCTTCCATACGGGACAACAACGTTATAATTATTATCGCTTGAATATTCAATTGTTACGTTTTTTAAGTCGTACCCATATCTAAGCTTTACTGCTTCGCCTTTACCGCGCTTTGTTAAAGTCAACTTATAGTTATCATACAGCCATTCACCGTCGTACTGCCCCATTCCATACTCTTTATCCGTCAAGAGGTCTCCGAGCTTTTTGCCCGTAAATTTACGCAAGTGAATTGTTTTCGCTTCGATATTAGTATCAGCGGTGATATTGAATTGCCGTTGGAATGCGATGGGTATTGTTGAATTTGAGTAATCTTCAATTAAAAATAATCTGTCTTCTTTAAGAGATTTAAGAAAGTCATGTGCTGTGTCTCGTTGCGTTTTTGGCACTGTAAGATATCTCCCATCAGGCGGAGTTATACTTACATAAGCATTATATCGGGATATCATGTTATTTTCCGCAAGATATTTTATGTGGCACCCCGATACACTCAGCTTTTTTCCTTCCTCCTTAACGCGGTAAATCTGGAATAATTGAGGGTTGTGCATTTTGTTTGGTATGATTTTAACAAACTTGTTCGGCAATACATGCTCTGCGTATCGGTCAGTTGTTAACAATTCCATTTCAAGCGTGTATACGCCCGATGTTTTTTCTTCAACAAGACATTTTTGGCACGTGTTTAAAAAGCCATAACCGTTACGGCTTGAATCTCCATACACTCCTCCGGTAGCATAATCTTCATCATATAGTTTTGGTGTCACAGCATACGCCACCTCGGTTCTATCAAAATGTAAGGGATGGTGTTCTCATTGATATGGTTTATTCTAATTCTGTTTTCACCTATTGAAAAAGCAGGCGGGCGGTTAAAATTGAGAATTAAGTAATTGTATGGCTGACCCTCAATTGTAACGTCTCCGGTTTCTGAATCGTAAACAATCTCAACAACCCTATCTCCAAAGGTTCGGGTATCAGGAATTCGAAAGGCCTGCTCATTGGAACTGTTGTCTGTAAAAATGAAATAAAGACTATTGATATTTAGATTAGCCTTAACTGTTATTTTTGGATAGCATAAAAATCCTGTGGGGTTTTGCAGCACAAACGTTTTATCATGGGGCGAATTGTTGACCTCGATATCATTGTCGATGTACCAAAATGGTTTCATGTCAAATGTTACCTCAGCTTCAACAACTCCATCCATATGGTTCTGCACGTTAGCAATTTTTGAGCAAAAAGCCTCTGTGTATAATCCCTGATTAAAGGTATCAGTAAATTTACAGTACCCTGTTTCCGCGTTGAGCCAGTAATTTAGTTTATTTACCAACTCCCGATTTGAGCAGTGCACACGGGTCGGAAGGCTTATAATGGTATATGTTGCAGTTCGGTTCTTGTACCTTCCGTTATAAGCGATAATATTGCCGTCTTTTCCTGCGATTTCCTCAGACGTGTAGTCCTTTTCGGCGATGATATATCGCGGTTTCTTCTTGACGACAAATCCGAAATCTTCAAGGCGCTGACCGTTAAAAGTAAAATAATTAAAACTCATTATCCTACCGCCATTCCTTCCGCTACAAGTTTTTCAGCGATTCGTTCGGATACTTTATTTGCGACATCTTCGATGTCATCATCGTTTTTTACATTGACGTTATCAAGGTAAAGGTTGATGTTGACTACTTTGCCACCTGCGCCTTTGTTTGGCGTTTGCGTAAAGTTATCGCCATCATAAAATGAGCTTAAACCATCCGCAAATGCATGTGCAAACTTATAAATCCACTGGTTGTTATTTTCAAGCGGTATAACAGCCTCCGCGCCTGCTTCGCCTGCTATAAACGGTGTACCGCTGTCAACAATACCGCCTCTTGCGAGTTTCGGTATCTTCGGAATATTCACGCCCCATGTCTGACCACCAACAAAAGGCACCCAATCAGGAATTTGAATTGAAAGTGAATTTAAGCCATCAATTAGTGAATTAATGCCGTCAATAATCCAGTTTATAGGCGTTTTGATTACGTTCCAAATTCCGTTCCATAAATTCTGAAACCACGTTTTGACACCGTCAAATGCGCCTTTTATTCCCTTTACCGCGTTTTTGAAAATATCGCTGAACCAAGTACCGACATCCGAAAAAGCTTTCTTTATGCCGTCCCAAATACCAGAGAAAAACTTGCCGACGCTGTTCCATATGGACTGGATACCCTTCCATGCTTCGCTAAAGATGTTTGAGAACCATTCGGGGATTTTTGCAAAGATTTCTTTCACTTTCTCCCAAGCATTCGAGAAAATTTTTGTAAACGCGTCCCACAATTTGGGCGCTGCGTCTAAAAGTGCCTTAACAATAGACTCGATAACCTTTGGTATCGCTTCTATCAATCCGAGTATAATTTCGGGCAAATGCTCAACAATTTTAAGGTTCAATTCAATTAAACCCTCGATTAATTTTGGCAGAGCGTCAAGCAACCCTGAAATGATTTTTTCAATCACCGTCGGCAGAGCGTCGAGCAACCCCATTATAATATCAGGTAATGCGTCTACAAGACCAAGCACCAATGATATTGCACCATCTATCAATTTAGGCAAATTGTCCATCAACGCACTGACAATTGAAATCAGGATAACAGGCAGTTTGTCGATAATCGGTTGAATAATCTCGCTGAAATGTCCCATCAAGTAAACCTCCATATCGACGATACCCGAAACAACCTGTAGTATCAAGTTCGGCAAAGCAGAAACTAAAGTTTTAACCAACGATGGCAATGAGTCTACAATCCCTTTAATCACCGTCTTAAATGAAGCTATGATGTCGGGTAAAGATTTAATTATAGTTTTGCTAAACTCAGACAAAATGCTGACAAATGCAGTCAACAGCGAGGTTGCACCCTTTACGACCGAAGGCAAAATTTGCTTGAAAATGCTGGGGAGCTTTGCCGCAATCTTCGGCGCAAGCTTTTCAATCATGCCCGTAATGCCGTTCAACACGACTCCGATTCTCGGAATAATATTATCGCCAACGGTAACTATGCTGTCAAAGAAATTGTTAATCAGCTTGTCAATGTTAGAGTTTTCATCTGAAAGCCCCACGACAAGATTCTGCCATGCGGACTTTGCAGAACTAAGTGAGCCCTGAATAGTAGATGAAGCTTCTTTTGCTGTGGTTCCTGTTATGCCCATCTCAGTCTGCACAACATGTATAGCTTGAACAATGTCAGCGTAACTGGAGAGGTCGAACTTCTGCCCACTGAGCTTTTCCGCGTCGGAAAGCAGACGTTCCATTTCTTCCTTAGTACCACCATAACCCAACTTCAGGTTGTCAAGCATGGTGTAGTTTTGTTTGGCGAATCCCTGATACGCATTCTGAATGGAAGTAATGTCCGAACCCATTTTATTGGCATTATCGGACATGTCGATAACAGCTTGATCAGCCAGATCGGCAGCACGAGCCACACTTTCCTGCGTTTTTACAGTTTTATACAGATTTGATTCGAGTTCTTTTATTTCTTGCTTGAGCTGTTTCTTTTGCTGAGCAACTCCTTTACCAGAGGTTTTTTCAAGTCGCGCTAATTCTGCGTTTGCTTGTTTAAGCTTAGTGTTTACACTTTGATCAACTACACGGGACGTAGACTGAATTAGTGAAGCAGAAAACCCCGTAACGGTTTCCATATATTCGTTTGCCGACATACCCGCCGTTTTATAAGCCTTTGATGCATTATTAATAACAGATTGCGAGGACTTTTTGAACAACGTTTCTACACCGCCTGCAAGCTGCTCATAATCTGAGTAACCTTTAACAGACATTGAGGCAAGCGCTCCGACAGCTGTTGAGGCCGCTCCAATTCCAACGGCAACAGCCTTACCGACTTTTGCAAAGCCTGCGCCGATTCGTGAGCCTATGTTTGAACCTGATTTTTCGGCTTCATTCAGCCCTCGCTCATATTGGGATTTATCAAGCGATAATGTAGCGGCTAAATCAAATACTCCTATTTCTACTCACCTGCCTCTCCTCTTAACTTGTTTGTTATTCTTGTTATTATTTCTTTTGGATTCTCTTCTTTGACCTCTTTGAATAAATCAAAGAATCTGACGTTTAATGACTTACCGCCTGCATAGTTCGCAGTGTTTTCAGTCAAAGTCTTTAGCCCATCCGTGAGATAGACTTTTAACGCCTTTTCTCTCTCATATGCTTCTATATGCTGAGGGATGTAGTCATACCCGAACAAATCAAGCTTTTCAAGGTCAATGCTTGTTATTGCGAGCCCGTACTCTACTGCACCAAGCCGAGCAACGTGCCGAAAAAATCCATGATTTTCTTATTTCCGAAGAGTTCCGCAGCTACCGCAATGAAATCTTCACCTTTCATCTGCTCCGCTTCTTCAAAGGTCTTAAAGCACATCAAGCCTACCATTTTGATTGTAGCGTCCGCGTTTTTTTCAAGGCAAGAGTCAAGGATATCATTGAGGTTTTTTCTGCCCTGTTCCTTGAACATCTTTTCTTTTTCTTCCTCGGTTTCCTCGCCTGTAAGCGCTGGAACATGCTGCCGAATTTTAGAAATTTTTGTCAGCTCCAAAAATTCAGCCGCGTCTTTTCTTATTTTGTTAGTTTGCGCGAGGAATTCACGCAGAGAACAATTTGCAAGCGTTTTCATCGCCTGCGCCTTCGGTGCCTTCTTTTCTTGTGTTTCCTTTTCTTGTGCTTTCGGTGTCTTTCCCTCAGCCATAAATTATCACCTTAACCCTCTGCAACGTAAAATTCCATGGGCACGATATCAGTATGTTCAATGCTGATATGTCCTGTAAGTGTTACTGACAGCTGACCTTTACCCTTTTTCGTTGTCTGCAAAGACAAGCCGCCTGTCGAAAGTGCATTATCCAATTTAATTGCAATCATGCCGCCGTCTGTGCGGTCTCCTACCCACCAAATGGGCTTAAAATCAGCAAGTTTAAGCTCTGCCCTCGGCGTTACTTTGGTTGTGTCTGTTGAGTCAATATCAGCCGCACCAAGCGCTGTCTTGATAACGTTTGTAGTCACATTCAGCGCTGTAAATGCAAATGTACAGTCATAGCCGTCAATTCGTTTAAGCTCCATTGTGTTGTTGGGCACGTTGTCGATATCTTCGCCAAAATCAGTATATGACGGTACACAATCCGCTTTAATTCCTCCGCTTGTTGCGCAAATGATATCATCATCATTAATTGCAGCGGTTGACGCAGGGTCAAAATTGCTTAACAAAATACCAGCTTCGACTTGAAGCTGGTTAAAAATTTCAGGATTAACTTTGTTAAATTTCATATTTCGCTCCTTAAATCGAGGTCATGTATTCAACCTGTAGGTTGATGTATATTCTTCTTACGCTATCGTCGGTATCGGATAACCGTTGTATAAAAGGCGTTCCTCTTGTGATATATATATACCCTTCATCTGTTTTCAGGATTTTACCGTTGCCAATGTCCTCGGCTATTTCGGCAGCTTTGCCCGCGATCCCCACCCATGATGTGGACTTGTACCAAAGAGAGGCGCTCAAAATCACAACATTGTCAAAATTATCTTCGGCGTATTCATAAGTGATATACGGCATTTGAGCGTCATTTGGTACGGTATACATGTCATATGCAGGAATCCCGAAGGAGCTCCAAAATGCATTTATTGTTTGTGCTTTATTCATTCGGTAGACTCCACTCCTCTGCTGTTGCCAATCGCATATTAAGGCTTGCACTGTCAGGAGTAAAACTATCATCACCGTCAGAGGTTACGCGGAAAATCTTGCCGTCCCGTTCACGTCTCAAAACATCGTGATATTGAAGCACAATGTTTTTATTCGTTATGATAGTATAAAGGCTTGTCACACCTTGCTTTTCGGCGGCTCGTGCTTCTATGCTTGAATCAAATCTAATCGCCGCAGAAAACTCAGCACCTTCTGTATAAGTCGTGATAAAACCGCCGTAGCCGTCATTGGCTGTCTGCTTATTCAGCAAGACACAATCTTCCATTGATTCAGTTAATAAGCTCGTAGTTTTCGCCACCTGTCTAATGTTTTTCGGAAATGTGATTGCCAGTTCGCGTTATCGCCTTCATCTCCGCTTTTTTTTGTGTAGCTATAGCCGCCAAAGCTTTCGGACTGGTAAGGCGAATTTAACGCGGACTGGTTTTCTTCAAGCCATTGATTAATTTCCTCCATCTTTGCTATGACGGAAGAGGGAACCGCCATAGCCCAGACAGACCCGTTGAATGTTTCGTCAACGAGATTTTCTTCAGGAGGAATTGGGTATTGATAGACCCCGTCATTGAATACGCTGCCAACAATTCTTATATACTGCCCGTCGTGGACGTTGTAATTACTTAAATCCATGCTGCTGTTAGAAATTTCAAACTCACCGTAAATTCTTAGGACGTCAAAATAATTGTTCAATTCGCCACAAAGGTCAGTTAAAGTCATTTTATCCCTCTTTGTTTTTTCTCTCAGCTTTAATTAACGGCTTACCGATTTTATTCTTTGCCGTTTTCAATTCATCTATTCGCTCCTTGTCAGGCAGATGTAATAGTACCCTTTACAACACCGCCTGCGTACTCGACAAGGAACTGCACGCCGCTCATTACAAGGCTTTCGAGCTGCGCTCTTGCTTCGTTCTGATAGCCTGACTTGATACCGACGTATCCTGTTTCATCGGCTGTCAGCTCAAACGAATCAGCAATATCGCCGTTCATTGTGAGATAATACAGAATGAGGTTTTCTTTTGCTGTCGCAATGTATGTACCCTTAGTTACCCGTGAGGACAGAATAACAGTGCCGAGTCCGAGGAAGTTCTCAATATAATTCAGACCGAACGCTGTCTGTACTGAAATCTGCGCTGTACCGAGATAATCGGAAATATCAAGCGGATTTACAAAATAGACAGTTTCTGCGGTATCGTCCTCGAACGCTACCTGCAGCTTGCCCCAGCCGTTAGCAAGAGCCGCCTGCAAGCCTACGCCTGTTGCTGTAATTGCGCCTGTGATTGAACCGCTCAAGAATGTAAACAGGTTGGTTCTGATACCTGCCTGCACCTTCCTTAAAAGCGCCGCGTCGGTTTCAACAAGAGCCTCCTGCAAACCTGATTTCTTGATTGCTTCGGCTGATACTGCTTTTCTCCATTTATTGATTGTGATTTCGCCTACAGGTGTTTTCACTCTTTCAACCGCCGAAAGAGGAATAATTTCACCTTCAGGAACATTGCCGGGCTGGAGCGTTCCCGTTGTGGTGTACACATACATTGTTGTGCCTTCCATCATCGGGATTTTCCTTGTTACGCCGAGAACCTCAACCAGCTTTTCAAGGCTGCCGTGAGTGAACTGGTTTACAAAATCAATTTCTCTTATTTTCTTCATTTTTGCCGCTGTCACAAGATTTGTTTCAGCAGTCGTTACAACATTTGCCATAAATTCTCCTTTTCGTTACTTAATGCCGAAAAGCTCCGAGTTTTCAAACATGGCTTTCTGCCGTGCCGCAGGGTCTTTAATTTTCATAATATCTTCCTTGCTAACCTTTGACCCTTCATTTGCCGGAGGATTAGCTGTGTTAGCGCCTTGCTTACCCTCTTCTACAATGAAATCAGCCCATTCTTTCTTTATGGACTCTTTCAGCTTATCGGCATCTTTAATTTTTCCATTTTCATCAAGTTCAATCTTATCAAGCTCTGATTGTGAAGCTTTTAGGATTGAGTCAATGTGACTTGCTTTAAGCTCTTTAAGTACCTGCTTGTATGCAGTAGATTTTGACCTCTTAAGCTCTTTTGCTTCAACGCCTTTTTTATAGTCGTCAAACTCTTTAGCTTTTTTCTCGTACTTTTCCTTGTACGGGTCTTCGCCGCTTTGGCTTGCCTTTAAATCGTCAAGCGCTTTCTGTACCGCAGGGAGCTTATCTGCGTCTGCCTTGTAGCTGTCCCTCTGCTCTTTGAGGACGTTTACCGTGTCAACGTGAGCCGAGATTATTTCGTCAATCTTCGCCTCTTCAATTCCCAACGCTGACAGAAATTTCCGTGTTAGTGCCATTACTTCGACCTCATTTCTTCAAGATTCTTTTTGAATTTTTATTCGGAAATTCGTATAATTCTATTATAGCTATTCGATTATCCTTTGTCAACACTTTTAATAAAAAAGAGGACTAATGTTAGCCCTCTTTTAATGTTGATTTTACTATTTTCTTATATTCGTCAATATGATTAGTCACGGCAGGTTTCAAATACGGTTGCGCTTTTTGCTTGCTTGTGCCAAATTCTACATACGGCGCGTATTCTACATTAGTACCGATATATTCAGTATCTCCGCTTTGCGTATGTGAAATAGAGTTTCTTAACCGTCCCGTGTCAACAGGGCAATATTTTTTCGCGTGTGTTTCAGCCCGAAGCCCTATCTTTTCAAGCGCAATTTCTACCTTTGAATCAAGTTCATCTAAAACCTCATCTTTGTGACTTGTCATTTTAAAATTGCTCATGATTTCACCTTGCTTTTCTGCTTGTGTTCATTCTTCCATTCATTGTATGATTGATTATCAAGTTTGTTTGCTCTTTCTTTTATGTCTGTGAAATCTTCGTTTTCATCAAAACTTGTCACAAGTGTGCAGCGGCAATTCCACACCTCCTCCGGTCTACCGTCAGGGTCGGCAGGATACCGCAACCCATTTGAAAATTTAACTTGTTTGCCCTTAACAACCTTGACTTTCTCGCCGTCCATATGTCTGTGACTGCTTCGTGTTCTGCTATCGAGCGCCGCAAGCCATACTTGATATAGCTCGATTCCCATGTTCACGGCTCGTTGATAGCTTTGTGTTCGCCCTGCGTTTTGTGCGCAGGTGGTTGCCGTCCTTGCGTTACGGATCGCTGCATTCATAGCTTGTTTTGTAGTACCAAGCGCAACCCTTTTTGCTAAATTATCAATGCTTTCGCCCTGTAAAATTCCCTGCGTTATTTGCGACTGAAACAACTTCTTGTTCCACCTCAAATCAAGGTTTTTATCTAATGTTGGGCGTTTTAATAACTCAGGGTCATTTTTTATTAAATTTGCTACTGTATCAGCGTCATATAATGTATATGACGTACTAATGCTCAACCCGTTTTCGACCTCATACGTACCGTAGTTGTGGTTAATAGCAAAAGTGTTGAGCATTGAACCCCTGACCATATTATTTGCAATTGCGTTAACGTTTGTTAAATCTTCGGCAAGAGTATCACGCATAGTCGTCCAGCGTTTGGCATTTATTACCTTTTTGCTGTACCATTTTTTTGACTCAGCTTTTGTGATTTTTCCATCGTTTAGCTTTTGGAGGTATTCTTTCCCCGCAATCAACCCAAACGACACAATCCAAGCCAAAAACAGTTGGCTTTCCTCCGGCTCTGTCTCGGCTTTGGTTTCCTTTAGATAATCGTCAAGATTTTTTTGAATTTCGTCCCGTGCCTGTTTATACGTTTTTTCCAGTTCCGCTTCAAGGCGCTTTAACTCCGTCTCAGTTTCAAGCTGTCCTGCGTTCACAAGTATCACTCCTCAACAGTGGAGGTATCGCCGTTGTTAAAACGTTTTGATTCATCTTCAACCATTTTATCAAGCACATCGGAAACTCTATCACCGTCGCCAAGAATAGTCATTATCTTCTCCGTCACATAATCCTCGCTGAGGTATGTTGCGGCTGATACAATAGTTTGGATTTCCTCGGTAGTGTTTACGAGCTTTGACCGTGTAAAGGTGGCTGTATTTTCCGTCTGAGCGATTTTCAGAAGCTTATCAATAAAAGATAACACCTGATACTCTAACTGGTCGCAGAGGGACTCTAACGGCTCGTATGCGGCTTTAATCTGTGTTGCTGTAATGCTTCCGTTTGCTATGTTAGTGATATCAAGAGCCTGAGCGTCTCTGTACAAATCTTTTTCAAGCCTGTTTAGCAATGCTTCTCTGCTTGAATACGGCACTTCTACGGTGTGGCTCTCAGCTTTTGCGCCGTCGTCTGAAACAACAGCCGCTCTAACTGTTTTCATACGTTCAACAAACTGGGCGAGGTCGACATCATCCATACCTCCGGCATTTTGAATTGTCCAGTAGATTTGAGAAGCGTCGTCAACGTCATTTGCAAAGCCTGATTTGATTAAATCGTAGCAGTCAATCTGTTCTCGCAGTCCTACAAGTCTGCTTTGCTTATATTCGTTGCCGTACATCGGAATTATCGGGAATTCTTCGTAATTTTCGCCGTCATAGATTCTCAGCCCGTCTACCTGCGACATTTTGTATTTAAGCTTGTATGCTCTTTTTTCCTGCAAGACTTTTGCTTGTTCGGTATCGCTTTTGTTATTCCAGATATAGTCAGTAAATCCGTCGAGCTCATACAATGTAGCTCTGAGCGGCTTGTTTGGCGATACCTGCCAGAATCTTATGCCAGCCATTAAAGCGCCGTTTTCTTCATCATACAGCGGTACAAATTCTGTTGCTTTAAATACTTCTATGTGGTCAAGATTGAAGAAGCCATAACCCACGCCGCCGACAAGCGCCGCCTTTGTTAACTCTACAAGTTTGTGGTCAAAATCATTGCCGATTTTGCTTTCGACGTTTTCATTTTCCCAGCTCGCACCATTACCGAGTAAGTGCTGTATCTCCTGTTCGAGGAAGATGTGGAAAAAGTTTGATTTAATCTTGAAGTTAGCGGAGAAATTATCCGGAACCGCTCTGCCGGATATCGTGTACAATAGCTTTTGAAATTGCTCAATCGTAGCGTTTTTGAACTTGTCATACCTTTCGGCTGTTGCGGCTGTTCTATACCCGTCTGAGCTTTTGTACTCCGATATGCAACCCCTTACAAACTGCATTCTGTTCGTTTCGTTATTGCCTATCAGCCTTAAGTCTTGATATGTTTTCAATACATCACCCCGAATATTGATTTATAAACTGTTTTTTCTTTTACTATATGTTTTGTTTTCGTGAAATAGCGCATAGAGTCCATAAGATGGTCGTTTTCTTTTATTGGTCTTTCTTCACCAGCGTTATTTTCATCCCATACGTATCCGCTTGCTTCGAACTTCCAATTTACGCAATCTGGATTGATTTTTATTAGCCCTTGCTTTATCGCTGAGGCTGTTTCTCTTATGCCGTCAAGCACATCGTTGTCGCCTGACCTGCACTTGCACCACGGCTTTTTTCTCAGCAATGCAATAAACGACGCCGCCGACGGGTCTATAATGGTTTCAATGCGTTTTCCTGTCGGCAACTTCTCTATAACGTCTGCAAGCCATTCTTCAATGTCTTTTCCGTATTCGCTATCCGTTTTGGTTTTGCCTTTATCTCTGCCGCTGTAGTAATATTCACGTTCTGCATACCACACATCTTTTATCTTTACCCACAGCAACGCCGCAAAAGCATTTAATGTGCCGTAATCTATTGATACACAATAATCCTGTATCTCGCCGTCAACCTTTTCAAGCGCCTGCTCATACATCGGATATATCAAGCCTTCAGCCTTTGCCCATTTGCCGAGAATATACCGCAGGAAATATACAGTGCCTTTATATTCGTTTTCAAGAGCTTTGACGTATTCGGCAGGTAAGAACGGATTGTCATATAGCGTGTACGTTTGACAATAAATATCAATACCGTTTTCAGCGCTGTCGATAAACTGCTTGACGTAATGCGTAGGATATGACGGGTTCGCAGCGGCATGACACACAGAATACGGCAAACTCAATCTTGATTTTAGTATCTCGAATACTTCTTTGTGTATGTCACAGATTTCATCACAATAGCAAAACTTGACTTCCGAACCTCTGAGTTTTGCAACCGCTCCGACGTTATTCGCTCCAAGGCAATAAACCTCTTCACCGAATATGCGACATATAGAACGGCTGTTTATACTCGTTATATACGTATCGCCCCAAATCATACGCATTGGGGTTAAAACGTTTCGTTCTATGTTTTCGCGGCTTGCTCCAAGTATGAGGTTTATTCCCTTTTTGTCCTTTCGCTCTAAGACGCATTGAGGAATCACATATTGAATAGCAATATGTGATTTTCCTGAACGAACCGCGCCAACTGCAAAATTCCACCGCTTATTTGCATTGCGTATGTATTCCGCTTGCTTTTCTGTAATTTCGATACTACTCATTATTATCTGCTTGTTCTGCCGCTCGCTTAATCTTCACAAGAGCTTCGCCTACTGCCTGCAATGTCTGTTCATCTGTTTCGATAATATTATCCTTTTGCCCGAGATAGTTTTTACCAAGAAATATTGCCATCGCCGCAGACTTTTCCGCAAGCTTAAACTGTGTCCTTCTCAGGCTCGTTTTGCCCTTTGCAGAGTGTTTTTTATATACCTCCGCAAATGTCTCTTTATACTCTCGCTTACACCAACGTTCTATAGTGTCAGGAGAACAATCAAACACCCCTGCGATTTCTTCAAGTGTACACTGCAAACCGCAAAGATTTTCAAATATTTTTTTGTCTATTTCTTTTTTCGGTCTGCCTGTTGCCACTCAATCACCTCAGCTTACTTTTACTGCCGCTTTCCCTGTAAAGTTTTCATATCTTGAAATAATCACATCACAATAGTGTGGGTCGAGTTCAGCCATATAGCATTTTCTGTTTAACTGTTCACAGGCTATTAGTGTGCTACCACTACCGCCGAATATATCAACAACAATATCATTTTCCTTGCTATATCTTTCTAAAAACCATGATGCAAGTTTGATTGGCTTCTGTGTGGGATGATGCCTCTTGTGGTCAAATTCTGTTTCCGTTCCAAATACTCCACACCACCTTACTCTTGCGATTTCTCTTTTGTGTTTCTTTTTGCTCCAACATAATTCAAATTGACTTCCGTACATTTTATCAAATTGCTCATTGTCATCCCTTTTATCCCATACAATCCAAGCCCCATCATTTTTGTTTGGTAATAATTCTGAAAAATAGTCAGCACCCCATAAAAACATTTCGTCTGTATCTATTGCAAATACCGCATCTATCATTTCGGGGTGAAATTCGTCAACCTTGCCTTGCTCATATTTTTTTCCGCCGACTATATTTTTTCGTTTGCGAAACTCTGCGTTGCTACTTTCATTATCCATTTTTGAATAGTCTGTATCAAGATTCATTCCATATGGAGGGTCAGTAAACACCATATCAGCCTTTACCCCATCCATAAGCCTATCAATAACCGCAACATCCGTAGAATCTCCACAAATCAATTTGTGGTCTCCGAGTTGCCATATATCTCCAAGCTTGCACCGTGTTTCTACTTCTTCGGGGACTTCATCTTCTATAATTTCAGCAGGTTCTTCATACCCGTCAAAATCAAGGTCAAATCCAAGCTCTGACATATCAATATCAAATATGCCGTCAAGTTCGCCGCTAAGAAGGTCAAAGTCCCACTCGCTCATCTCGGCGGTCTTATTATGCGCCAATGCATACGCTCTCCGCTGTTCATCCGTCAGATGGTCAAGGTGGATAACAGGCACAGTCTCCATCCCGAGTTTTTTCGCCGCCATCAAACGCCCGTGACCCTCAACAATGAGATTGTCCTCGCCCCAAACGCCAATGGGGTCATCGAATCCAAATTCCTTTATACTCGCCACAATCGTCTGCACATCTGCATCTTGATGCTTACGAGCGTTCTTTTCATACGGCTTCAAACTGCCAACAGGCAAATATTCAATCTTTAGCTCATTATCCATTTAAGCTTCCTCATGTTCTTTTACATACGCCGCTATTTGTTCCCTTGATTTTTCTTCAATCGCAATCACTAATTCATAAAGGTTCGGCTGTTCATGTTCCTGTGCATATTCGTAAATAGCTTGCGCATGGTCTTTAATCAGCTTGAAAGTAATCGTTTTGTAATCTTCTGCTTCGTGTCGTTCAACTCCAGTAACAAGAAAACTGGACGATGACTCAAAACCGTGTTTTCCGCCCTTTTTCGCAGTATAGGATATTCCCATCAGAATGTCCGTAATAATCTCAACCGTGTCCTCGTTTGTGTCATCCTCAATCTTGAACGTAACTTCTTCCGTGTCAGGCTCATTCGCTACGGTGTTGAGAATATTCAGGAACGTATATACTGCATTTTCGTTCAGTAGTCGAACGTCCGTTATAGAATATTGAACCTTATTCGCCTTAAACTTAATTTTCGGTAGTTCAGGTATTCTGTAAAATTTGCTCCCTTCTGGGAATATGTCCATAAAATGTCTTGCGTCAATTTCTGTTCTTTGATAAATCATTCTTTCCCCCTCCTTTTCATTCGCCATCAGCTCATTCCGCCTTTCCTTGTTGGATACAATTCGAAGCGGTTTATTAGATTCCTTTCAAAATCGGGTATTTTTCTACGAAATAATCCCATTTTTTCTCGTCAATAAGTTTCTGTTTGGCTTCTTCTCTGTCTTTTATAAATTGCTCTTTTGTTTTAAAAAAAGCGCAACTCGCACATTTTGTGTCAATCAAAATTCTGCATTGCTCACCAAGGAAACAACATTTGCTCCTTTCTTCATCTTCCATGAAAAAGTCATCACTTAAATTATACAGCTTTGCAATTCCGTTTGCAATACTTTTTGTAAAAACTTCCTTGCCTGTGATGATTTTCCAAACGGTATTTTCACCCAGTTGCATTTTGCACTCGATTTCCTTTGTCGTTATGCCTTTCTTTGCCATAAAATCGAATAGCTTTTCACCACTATAGTTTGGCTGATTTGCGGATTTGTATTCATCTGATAAAAACTCAGTAAGAGGGATTCCCGTGCCTGTTTCAATGTCTTTGGCAAGCCTTTCCGGAACTGCCCGTTGCCCCTTTAACACCTCGGCTACTGTGCTTGCATTCCATCTATACATAGCAGGGTGTTCAATCAAATCTTTAATGTTTATATGCTTTTCCTGCATTTTAGCTATAATCTTTTTGTAGTCATATTTTAGCATTTTTAGTCCCCGTAAACAATCTTAAATAATTCACTCATTTTGACGTTGAGCAATTTTGATAGCTTTTTTAAATGTATGGGCTTCGGTCGTCGAAGTCCTTTACACCACTTATAAACCGTATTATACGAAACTCCGCACAGCCTTGCTACCTCTGACCGTACTATTGGTGATCTGTCTATTAATTCTTCGAGCCTGTTCATTAAATCCTCCCTTGTATGTTCGTTAACTCTGCATCTTCCAGTTTGCAATAAATCAAGCTGCTATTAGCTATCGTGTCTTTCAACTCTAATTCATAATAGAATTTCCTTTCTTTTCTGTCAAACTTGTAGATTGCTGCTAAAATCTCGTACGACCTGCCTTGATATCTAACAGGAACATTTTTCCACATAGCTTTTTTTAATTCTAAAACCATCATAGCTCTTCACCTTCAATCAAAATCTCTGTTCTCGGATTTTCCTTGTCAACATTGCCGATTAATCTTAAATCAATGCAGGCGAAAGAATCATCAATAATTATTCTGCTCCGAACAAGCCCGTCAAGAATAAACTTGCCTGAATAGTTATCCGGATCGCGCCTGCGCTTGTCCTTGAAATAATAAATGATTGTTACTTTTGACTTTTTGAGCGGTTCCTTTGGGCGAGGAACACAAAATAACTGAATAATCCTCGCCCATTGTTTTTTATCGTTTTGGTACTGCCACCGCTGATTTTTCCCGATGAAATTGTTGTTGCTTGGTGGTATTGCTTTTATTGAATATTTAAAAATCAAACTCATTTTAAATTACCCTGTTGAATTTCCACCTTATCCTGTTTTATTGAATTTTTACATTAATCTGCTCAAGAACGTTTTTCATCCCTAATCCACCGTCATCCCAATCTTTCATACAATATTCCCACAACTGCGGATGAGTCTGTTTTAGTCGTTGGAATCTATTCGGTTCTTTTTCGAGATGTGCACCAAATGCGCAAAATACGCAACCTGTGCGATTACACCCAGTAGGTTTTAAGTTTCCATTCTGTGAGCTTTATATTTTTCTTTTTTATCATTTTTTCACCTCCCGTCCCCCGTCCGCGCCCGAGGGATTTTTGTTTTGGAATTTTGAAATAAACGAATGGAATTTTAATTTATTCATCAGCCGCGCGGAGCTGTTGTGGGTTAACTCCAATCTAACACTTGACCGCAATTGCCACAATAATTTGTTAGCATATCAAAAACCACAGCCCCACACCGGCAAACAGCGCCGCGCCGACGATCGCGCAGAACACCAGCAGCAGCCGCGCCAAGAACACACACACGTTCTGCACCCGGCACGCCCTGCTGGTGCGGCGGCTTCCGGCGAGCATGCCGACCGTCAGCACCGCCAAAAACGCCGCCAGCAGTCCGGCAAGCACCCAGCCCAGCACGCCCACAAACACCCCTGCACTCATAGGCTACTCCGATCAAGGGCTTGACCGCAGTGCGGGCAAAAACTATACACCCCATACGGCACGCATTCGCAGTTCGGGCAGCACATATACGCGCTTTCTATCATTCCAAAAGTCGTTTTCACTTCACATTCCTTTCTGATCGGCTTACGCTTGATTCTAAACTGCGCCGCGTCCATCAACACGTCGATCGCCGCCGTCATCCGGTCGCGGTCAATGTCCATGCGCTCTGTCGTTTTCAGGCGGTTGAGCTCGATCATGGCGGCTTCAATGGTCATTTCAGGCATTTTCTTCACGCTCCTTCACCGCCTGCTCGGCGGATTCCTTTGTTAAAAACAAGCGTTTCCCTATATCCTCAAATGTGTAATCTTTAGAGATGAAATATTCATATCCGAATCCATTCGCAAGCTGGATATTTGTATAAATCCTAAGGTCAAACACCCCACCGAACGCGTCTATATATATTCCTATTACATCAGCATATTTAATGTGTAGATTATCAAGATACACCTTATCTCCCACCTTACACGGCAGCTCCACGAACCGAGAGCGGTCTGTGTAAAATCCGCAGGATTCAACAGGGGATACATAGCCAAACACTCCACATAATTTGTAGTGTACGCAATCTTTACAGCTTGCCATCACTCGCTCACCTCCGCTTCGATGATTGTTGGTAGTGAATTAATCATATCTTTGATTGTTTCAAATTCAACCCATTTTTTACCCAACGCGATATGATTATCAATAAACCAAACAATCTCATCGGCGTCAATCAACCTGCCGTGCGGCGTGGGAAATTCGGTTAAAGGATAACGCTGAATGTTGTGACCTTTATCGTAAGGACTTGCAAATTTTGAGTCGATAACGATCTCCACGGAGTTGTCAGGGTGTGCCAAAATAACACACTTGTATGCTGTATCTTTCTCTCCGTTTACCGCTACATGCTTCGGCAGCTTCATGCCTTTAATAACTACACTCATTCTTCATCTCCTCCTTTCGCCGCAGCCATGAGCGCCATTATAACAACGCCTAATATAACGCCAATAATAAATCCTATCATGTTGTGTTCTCCTTTCCTTGAATGCTTACTATCTTATCGCCTTACCACGGTCTGTGTAGTCTCTGCCGAGCTCGCTAAAACCATATGTGTCAATAATCACTTTGTCGAGTTGCTCCCAAAACACTTCATTGTCGTCTGACGTTTCCATGAACTCACCGCACCGATTATAAAAATCTGTCAACCGCTTCTTGCCGAATCCGTAATCTCTATTTAAAACATAAAGGTAAACTTTCAAACACCGCTGAGCCATTTCCAAAGCTTTTTCTTTTTGGATTTTCTTCCACTCAGCCTCTATTTCTGTTTTTACTGCCGATTTTAAATCATTCGGCAATGGTATTCTTGCTTTCATTTGTTGTTACTCCTTTCCTCTCTCCGCACCGCTTTGGCAAAGCGACAGCGCGTTTACTGCCGCTTCGGGGGTGAGCTTATTCGGCATTGTCAGCCCTCCTGTTCCATGCGTTCACAGCCTTGATGTGCGCGTCTGCGCTATAGCTTGACCTACCAAATTCCTCATATGGGACTCGTTCCGTCCTTGCGTTGCATTGCAAACATCGAACATATGCGGCTCTTGTCGTTTCCCCGTGGATAAAAACTCTTTCATGTTTTTGAAGGCGTGCTTCCCCTCCGCAAAACGGACACGGCTTTAATTTCTCAGGCATTTTTTTCACGCTCCTCCGGAACTATTTTTTTCAAGCACTCAGGGCAAATAGCTAAATAACCACCTGCTTCTCCTGATCCTGACATCTTGTCGATGATAAGGGCATCAGCTTCATTTTCAATCTGCTTTTTACAATTTTCGCACACATATTTACTCATTTCGCGCTCACCTCCGCTTCGATGATTGTGTCGGCATTTCGAATAGTGTCTGCAAAAACATATTCGCCAACGTCATACCATTCATGCACACATTTTTCAATCTCATCCGCGTCAATCAGCCTGCCGTGTGGTGTAGGGATTTCAACAAGAGGACAATCGTCACGTCTTGTGTTTTCATCAATAATTCTCGGTTCATCCTTTAACGCCTGGCAATAATATCTGTTAGTTTCCATATCCCAGTCGTGGCAAGGACACAAACAACACATACAAGGCATATCCATACCCTTAATCAAAACGCTCATTCCTTCTCCTCCAAAAGCTCGGGATTGTCGTAAATGTTTCCAATAACTGTAGCTCTTTTAGGGTCAAAGTATGTGTGCAAACTTCCTATTGAATCTCCGAAGTTTGCCCAATATTCAGCGTCCTCTTCGGAATACTCAACGAAGAAATCGCAAAGATAACCACATGAGATAATATCCCCCTCAAAAATCTTCTTGCCGGTCTTATCGTTCAAGCCTGTGTACTGTCCGATGGTGGCGAGGTCAACTTCTATAAACGGGGCAACTCCCACTATTGAAATGTCATCGTATTTAATCTGCTCGTTGATAAAGGTTGATAATGGTGATTCATAGTAATAAGAAATATAACTCTTATTCTCTACGTGAACCAAATCACCATGCACCCACTCGC